ACCGCCAGCGGTCCACCGTTCCAGTTGTAGTGCCAGATTACCTGCGCTGGGTTTAGCTTTTTTTCACTTGGCGACGCTTCACCGTTTTTGATCTCGACCAGAAATGTTTGTTTCCTGAATCCGACCAGTAAATCCGGCACACCGCTACCGACCGTAGCCAAACTCTGAACCGTTGCGCCAGCAGCCCTAAGTGCCTGGACAATATCTTCATGGTTTTTGTCTACTCTTGCTGCTCTGCGCATTTAATCACCACAAAAGCAAGCCACTGCTTCCTCGGCCTGGTCAAACATGTCTATTTGCTGCTTGGCATACCGCGCCATCTCGGCGTAGGTCGGGCGGTCTTTCCGAAACCGCCCTGAGTCGTTGATTGCTTTGTTGATGTGCGTGGACTCCATCCGAGCCCACCATATGGCCCGCTCTGGTTTTTCTGCGATCAGGCTAACCACTTGGTGTGTGGGTTTCAGGTAGCACAGGTCACAGTTGCCGTGCATGGTCACGCCGTTGTTGTTGGGCAGCTCCAAGTCAAACGGCTGCGCCCTCCAAAACGCAGATACATCATGTTTGGTCACGCCAGCAGTCACCAATGGCAGTCGGCCCTTGTCTGGGATCTTCGCTGCCCTGCGCTGCTCGTCAGCGCGAATCCCGACCATTGCAGTCGTTTCGCCCTCGCTTTTGGAGTCGGTGATGCCGATGTCAAACTGGTACTTGGCCATTGGCCTAATTTTCAGTTCGACCGTGCAGAACCGCATCACGGGCGATGGCAGGTATTGCTTTCTGGCCAGCAACGCCTCAAACGGCTCCCCGTTGCGGCTGGCTGTATCAAAGCTAACCACCTTGTAGCCAAGTTCTTCGCGTTGGTACTCGAGCCAAGTGATCGGCACGCCCCACTGCTCACCGCAGTCGCGCACAAAGCGCAGCGTCGCCTCGTCCTCCTTGCCGGTGTTCGCAAAGCAAACAACTGCCTCGGCAGGAAACCCGCCGTTGCTCTGCAATACGCGCCAAAGCATATAAGCGCTGGTGCGGCCACCGCTAAAGCTAATACAGGTCGGGCTGTCAATCTTGAATGGGTCTTTCATTTTTTAAGCGCATTCATGTCATCTATCAAAGTTTCAACAGCCTTCTGCCCACGCTTGGCGGCAATCTGGCGCTTTATATCTTCCCACCACTTTGCCGCTTCTTTTGCGCCGTGTTCTTTCCGGTGCAATTTGTACTGCGCTACCCAAAACTTTGCTTCCGTAATTCGCCGCCATTCTTCCGACCAGGTGTATTCATTCATTCGGGTCATCAAGCAACAGCACCGCCAACCAGCCAGCAATAAAAAAAATAAGGCCAGCGCCCATCAACCCACCTGCGACCAGCAAAATAATCTCAGCAAAGGTTACGTTCATCTTCTGCCCTCTGAATCAACATTTTGATTTCAGCCACCGACATACCAAACTTTTCGTGCATATCCAAAATCAACGCCGCCGATACCGCACAAGTGCCGTGCCGGAACTTTGAGATCATGCTAGGCGCGCAACCAATTTCACGCGCTAGCTCACAATCGTTGACGCAATGCAACCTGTTGCGCAGATCGTCCATCAGCGCGTGCGGTGGTATCGGATTCTTTCTCATTCTTTCCCCTTATGTCGGTGCGTTTAACGCTGCCTTGGCCATCGACACCTGAACCGGCAAAAGAGATTTGTCGCCATGTTCGTGCCGTTCCATAATTTTCTTTGCCCATCGCTTATGGTCAATGTGGCTTGATTCTGACTTATGAACTTGCATCTTTGCAAGATATTTTTGTGCAACTTCAGCAGAAACTTTAACCGGCGGCAAAGAAACCACAGGTTTAGGTATTTCAGGCCATTGCGATTTTTCTAACTCATCACCGAGTGCGCTTTCCCACCGACCTTTAATTTGCAAGTAAGTTGCGTTTTTTATATCAAACGCACCAACGCGCACAGCAGCCCAAAAAATCGCTGGATGGCTCCATACCCCAACCTCGCCTCGATCTCGCGCCATAAGCCCGTTTAATGCCTCTGTGAAGGCTTTTTGAGCATCTAGCTTTGGGCGGCAAAGATTGATGAACTGCGGCAGGCTCGGCGGCCATTCCAAAGTCATTAGCGCCTGTGCGCCTTTGGTAACTTCCTCGCGGCTAAGTTTGCCCAGCTCGTGCGACCAAAGTGCCTTGACCGCATCAATGTCGGTGTCGCGCCACATTTCGGTGAATTTGCTGCCATAAAAGTTAATCATTTTTACAAACAGCGCGTCGATCCACCGATCAGGCAGCGGGTTAGTTGAGGTCGATAATTCGGTCGTCATGGCTTACCTTTCCTAAAATTGCTTCAGCTACCTTTCGGCGGCCTGCGTCTTTGGCGCTTTCGAACGTCCGCGCCCCCTTTTCGTTTCGCACCCACGTTTTCCAAACCCGCGACCAATCCATCTTGACCGCTTTGCTGCCAGCCTGGGCAAGCCAGTAATCGCGGAAATTCTCGGCCACGCGCTGCCATTGCAGATCGGGTCTTTCTTTTTTGCAATAGGCAATATCTTCGTCGCTGGGTTCCCAGTTGGCAGGCAAGCGCGTCCCGCGCTGCTTCTCTGCTCTTTTTATTGGTTCTTGGTTATTGGTTATTGGTTTATGGTTAGCATTGCCTTCGCATTGCGTTTCGTATGCGTTCGCATTGCGTTTGCTCCAGCGCGATTCAGCGGAATGCCGCGCCTTTTCTGACTTTTCGTGAAATGCCGAAATGGTTTTTTCACACCGCCGATGAACCCAGCCTTCGTCGGTCAAAAGAAAAAAGTTTTCCAGCACCGCCAAAACAGCGGCTTTTTCCTCTTTTGTGCGAGCGTTATGCGTTCGCATTACGACCGCAGAATTGACCGCTAAAGGCTTTTCATTTAGGTAATAAGTGTCAAGCAATTGGCGATAAATGCCATGCTCAAGCAGAGACAGGTGAAAGGTATCGCGGCGATAGTCACCAATATTAAATTGGTAAAAATGCAAATCAATCTCCTTCGGTGCTGGCCTATCCGGTGGAAATTCCGGCAGGTCGCACCCGTTGCGGGTTTAGATACGGTCGAATAGACCAGCCCGAAGAAGACTGACTTTCCGACCCGCTATGCGCTTTCCACGGCGCTTACGGCATTCTATACCAACCACAGCACTACTTAAACCAGCCAGGTTGCAAGACCTGTAGCTGCCAAATCCGCTGCTGTGGCAGCTTTTCGCCCCATTGACTAATTGCCTGTCTGCTAACGCCTAGCAGTTTGGCAAGCTCTGAGGCGCTGCCAGCTAAATTGATCGCGGTTTTAGTATCCATGCGCGGATTTTAAGCCAGATTAAATTATTTTGCAAAGATAGCTTGACATGGGTGTAAAGCTAGCTTAAATTTGTCATACCGGCACAACATTATCAAAGGAGAAACAAATGGACAACCAAATAAATAAGCAAGGTTCAGTAAAAATCGGCAGATCAGGAACAAAACTGCATCCAGCATTTATTGACCCACGATACGGCTTAATCATTCAATGTTCTTGCCCCGGAACTCAGCAAGGTAGCGCATACAAGGGAGCAAGATTTTTTGAAAACGTAGCGGCAAATTGCAACAAGCGTTAATCAACCAGCCGGGGAAACCCGGCTTTTTTAGGGGACAGCCATGTACACAGTTGAATACTACGACGATGCCGACCAGCGCCCAGTCTGGTGCGTGGTCGAGTGGACTATCAGCGAAAACCAGAAAACCGGCAAAACAATCGAACGCTGCGGCACGCAGGCAGAAGCCGAATCCTTCGCTGTTGCTTATATGTTGATTGACCGTTTGACATTTGCGTAAATCTAGCTGAATATCTACCCATGCCCTCACGGGTCTTTTTAGGAGTTTTTATGTTTATCGACTTCGTTATCCTCCCCTCCGATTTCAACGACACCACGATCACCTTCGTGGCCGAAACCACGGCAGCCAAAGCCCGTTTCGACGGCGCAATCAGCATCCAGGTACGCAAAAGCGCGGCACCTAGCTTGGCCGACCAGCTCGAGGCGCAAGGCTTTACGGTGCGCACAGCATGAACCGCGAACCTTCCGACCTCGTCCTGGCACTGGCGGCAGTCTGTATCGCCGCCGTTTTGTACCCACTGCTGTGGGTAGCGATGGCGATCTTCTAAATGGAACTGCTCAAGTCAACCGCGTTTGTAGTAGCCGTGCCGGTATTCATAGCTGGATACCTAGCGGTCTGGACGCTCGGCCAAGAACCAGTTGACCCACCAGTAATTGAACAACCCATTGAAGAAAAACCAGCATTGGTAGACGCAGCCGTAATCGTTAAACCCGCCTCAGTAGGGCAAGAAATAATGGTGCAGCCATGACACAACAACAATTTTATGAAACCGTACAGCGACAAGAGGAATATATGGAAACCTTTAGCAAAGTAGCAGCAGCGTTTGTCAAAGCCCAGCGCGAATTCGGTCCTGCGCTTAAATCAGCCACCAACCCGCATTTCCGGTCACGCTACGCCGACCTGTCGGCCTGCGTCGAAGCGGTCATCGATGCCTTAAACAACAACAATATCGCCATGACCCAGCGCACCAGTATGTGCAGCGATGGGATCATTATCGAAACTGTATTTGTCCACGAAAGCGGCGAAATTATGTCCTGCGGTCAGCTCCACGTTCCGGCCAGCAAACAAGACCCGCAAGGCTACGGCTCGGCGTTGACCTATGCCCGACGCTATTCGCTGATGGCTGCTTGCGGTATCGCGCCCGAAGATGACGATGGCAACGCTGCCAGCCGCCGCAAACCGCTGCCAGACATTACCGACCACCTGTCAGCCATTGATGCCAGCGCCAACAGCGAGGAGCTGGCGGTCGTATTTAAAGCAGCAATTGAGGCTTGCGGCGAGCATCAGGAATTGCAGGCCAAAGTAATCGCAGCAAAAAAAACCCGTGTCGAACGCGCTAAAAAGGAAAAAGCAAATGGATGAGCAACGCACAGAAGATTGGTTCCAGCAACGCCTGGGCAAAGTGACCGCCAGCAGCTTGCACAAAGTGCTGGCGCGGACTAAGACCGGCTACGGCGCAGATCGCGGCAATTACCTGACCCAGCTCGTGCTGGAACGGATCACCGGCACCAAATCCGAAGGGTTTACCAGCGCCGCAATGCAATGGGGTATCGATCAGGAACCCTTCGCACGGGCGGCTTACGAAGCCTCTAAGGGCGTTTTAGTGGATGAAGTGGGTTTCATACCGCACCCAACCATCGAAGCCTCTGGCGCCTCGCCTGACGGCTTGGTGGGCGCTGACGGCATGGTCGAGATTAAATGCCCCGACAGCAAGACCGCGCTGGAATGCTGGCTGTCAGCCGATCCGGTGGAATCCAAGTATTTCTCGCAAATGCAGTGGCAAATGGCCTGCGCTGGGCGGTTCTGGTGCGACTACGTTGTATTCGACCCACGGATGCCGACTAAAGCCCAGCTTTTTGTTTACCGTGTTGAGCGTGACGATAAATGGATTAAAGAAACAGAAATTGAAGTCAAAAAGTTTTTGGCTGAAGTCGATGCCAAAGTTGCAGCACTACGCAAAATCATAGGGGAATAAAATGTCAAAAGTCATTAAAGAAATTAGCTGCATCGTCGGTCAGTACACCAACGCACAGGGCCAGCAAAAAAACCGCTACCAGCGGATTGGCTCGATTATTGCCACGCGCAACGGCGAAATGTTGAAGCTCGATGTCATACCGCTAAAGGAAGGTGGCTGGGACGGCTGGGCATATATGAACGACCCAAAGCCCAAAGAAAGTGGATTGACGGTGCCACAGCGTCAGCCGGTGGATTTTGACGATGACATCCCGGAATTTAACTAATGAACGCCGCTAACTTTGACAAGTCGGACCGGCTCCAGCGGGTGTACAAACTGCTTAAAAAGGGCGGCGAGTACACCACATTGGATATTATTCAACGCGCTGGCGTGTGCGCAGTCAACAGCATCGTCAGCGAACTTCGGCAGGCAGGGTATCAAATTACCTGCCAGCGCCGTGCTGATAAATGGTTTTACCGCCTGGTTAAGTAGTTTTGGTGGCGGCTATGATGCGGTTGTAAAGCGCCTGACGCGCCTCCAGCCCAATGTAGCCGCCATTTATTTTTTTCGTCATGCCCTTAACGTCTTCAGCATCGGCGAACGGCGATAGGTTATTTGTTTTCCAAAACCAGCCAGCCGACCGCGCCGCGTTGATCGGTTCAAGTAACAGATCAGGATTGTTGATTAAATCCAACCCCAGCGCATCGCCACAACGTTTGTAGTTATCTTTGCCCGTGAGCTGTTTGGCACCCCTGCCGCGAAATTTCCAGCCCTCGCCTGACTGCGCAGGACCATTGCCCATCCTGCCGCCATACACCAGATTTGCAATCTGTTCTGGCTTATTGGCAATTGATAGGGCCAGCTTGGTCGGTATCAGCGCACCCTTGTCGCCGCGCTTTGGCTTTTTGTCTGGCCCCAGCTCGGCAAACCTGGTTGGCCAGCAGGCAGCTAAAGTTGCCGCCCTGTAGTTAAGGTTTTCGGTCAGCATGGTATAGCCGCCCGATTCGTGCGAAGTCTGCGCCAGAAATGCCGCAACCCGCTGCGGTGTGTTGATCTCGAATTCAACGCACGTTTCGATAATTGGTTGCAGCCATTTTTCTGCGTCTTTTATTTTGGCAGCAACCAGCAAGGGGCTGGATGGTGTCATTTAATGTCTTTCATTTTTTTGTCGGTATCTTCTTGGCTTTTGTTTGATGATCCGTACCAGAAGCGAATCAGGCTGTTGATGGCTGTGCCGATCAAAAATCCCAAAATAATATTGATAAAGTCGCGGTTCTTGTTTTCCACCGGCATGAAGGAAACCATAAAAAAATACAAGAACGAAACAATAGTGATGAACCAGCCATAAAGATACACATGGCGGCGAACTAGCGGATCAGGTGAATTCATTGCTGCCATTTGCATATCTGTTGCTCGCTGGGCAGATTTCTCGTCCAGCTCAGCCATAAATTCAGCGTGGCGGTTTGCTTCTTCTTGTAGCTTGGCGTTGTATTCCGGCGTGGCTTCGCCCTCCGGCTTCAGTTCCATGCCTAGCTTTTCCTGGACAGCATCAACGCCTTTTTCGATGACTTGATCCGCAACCTTGTGCATTCCGTTATTAATCAAGTTCGAAACAATGCCAGCAACAATCGGCAACATACTATTCCCCTTGCATCATCAGTAACATTTTTGCTCGTAACTCACGCATCTTTTTAATTTCTTGAACCGCCGCGCCGGTCGCGTTGTTCATGTCCATGTACATTATGCCCAATAGCGGCAAAACTAAAACAAACGTCAACGCCATTATTGCGATACATAAAACGACAATGAGCGATACGTCTGACTCATTCTTATTAGAATTATTAGTCCCCACATCCACGCGATTACGAACAGAACTGCCCCAACCCATGCCGCCATCGCTTTTGCCTTGTTTATTGCCTTTTTGCGTTGCCATAGCACGATCTGTGTTTTTCTCAGTTCTTCAGCCAGCGCCTCGCTTTGTTCCTCTACGATCTGTTGCCACATCTTCTCAAAGCGCGTCCACACATCAGATAATTCACTTGGGGTGTTATAAACCATTAATTCCCGCACCTCTACCAACGCCGCATCTAACTGCGTTCTTATTTGTATGCGCCTCAACGCCCTTCGCGCTACCGATTCACTGCCTCGGTAAACTTTTTTAGCGTTTGCTTCTTCTTCAATGAATGCTTTTGACAGCCTGTCGTACTCATCAACAAACGTGCCTAAGTGATCCCAAATACTATTTAGCGCGTCCTGCGGTGGCGTTTCTGCTAATTGTTGTACTCGCTTTACTTCTTCGTTGTATTGCTTAGTCTGCTCTCTGCTTGGCTCCACAATCTTGTGATACTGCTCTTTTAAGTCTTTCAACACACCGCTGACATCGCCAGCAGTAGATTTCAAATCCTTGTAAAACTTAACGCCCTTCTTTGCTAAATCAATCGCTGTGGTTGCAGCCTTAAAACAGGCAGCAATTGTGATCGGGTCAATTTTGGATCACTTGTGCATTAAATTAGCCACATAGCCCACAACGCTAGAAATTGCAGACACAACGGCCATGCCCATCCAAAACCCACCGCGCCCTTGATTAGCCAGTGCAACCAAGTGCTCGAGCTGGGTTTCCATCTTATCCATCTTCTTATCCATTTGGTCAAACCGGCGCTCGTAGTCTTGGACCTTTTGCCAAAGCACGCCGTATTTCACCGGATCAATTTGCTCATTCATTTTAGTTCACTTGTTTCGTGGCAATAAATCACTAAGCGGCACAAACTTCTGTTCTTCAGAACGCAAAGCAGCAGCTTCAGCTTGCGCTTGCCGTTGCGCCTGTTTTTTGGCTAGGCGCGAACCAATCAATTCATACGCTGCCATTGTAGCGGCGCTTCCAGCAACGCCGCCAGTAGTGCCTAATGTAAGCCCTTCTGCGCCCCCACCAGCAACCACCGCGCCGCCTTTGTGTAACGCTTGCTCGGCAATTTTTGTCCCTAGTTTTTTCTCGACGTTAATTTTTTGGACAGCAGCGCCTTTGTAACCCGTATCTGTAGCCAGAATGTGTTTAGCGTTGTGGTAATCGCGTAGTCCGTTAATTTCTTTCTCTGAAAACAATCGCGTCATTACTTCACGATTGTCATTCATGTATTTGGTTAGCTGGGCTGGCGTTTTTTGCTCTGCAATTCTGTTTGCAAATTGCGCTTTAATTTCAGAAATTGCCTTTGTTGCTTGCGGCTGCAATTGTTGCGGCACGTTTCGCAACGTATCAATCACATGGGTAAATTGATCGACAGGCATATCAGCAATGTTTTGTGCAATCTTTTCAATTTGCACTTTGCGGTTAATACCCTTTGGCCCTTCGGCATCAAGAATGTTGGAAATCCCTTTAGGATTGTCTAATGTGTTTTTGCGAAGTTCGACCAACGCACGGGCATCTTTATACAGCGGCGACGTTGTATCCAGATTTGCAATTACATCTTCATCAACTGCACTTTTCAACGCTTTGTGCAAATTGTTGTTTTTGCGATCCCAATTTTCATTAATGAACTTACGCAAATTTTCAGCAGTCTTTGCATTGGTTGGCAACAAATTGCCATTTTTATCAACCATGCCAAGTTGTTTCATTCGCGCTTCAACAATTTTGGTCAAACCGATTGTTTCAGTGTTAGCCAGCGTCAATGATTCGTCACGCAAAACATTCAATATGTTGTTGGCTTGCACCGGCACATCTTTGGCTATTGCATCGCGATCGGCATAAATTTTTCTGGTTGCGTCATCAAAATACGTTTGCAAATCCTTTAACGGCTGCAGAATAGTATTGCCGCGCTTATAGACACTGCTTTCGTCAAGCCCAACAGTGCCGCCGGTTTCTTTAATTTTTTCGTTAATGTAATTTGATAAACGATTTTGTTCGTTTGTAAATTGTTCTTTTAAGAAATTGCCCATCGGCGTGTCAGTATTTGACACTGCGTATTTGGTAGCGCGGTCTTTGCCGTGACCTTTAATGGCAGCCGTATCGACCCTAAAATCCGGCCCCATCACGCGATTCAATGTTTGCGCTCTGGCAGCTTGTTCCTCAACAGGAACACCAATTTCGCCATATTTAAGTTCAGAAAACGGCGCGTTTGGCGCAGCAGGTTTTGCAGTGCCTAATCCTTCTTCCGCAGGTGTGCCCGCCCTTTTTTGCTGTTGCTGACGTTGGAATTCCTCATACGTCATTCGAGGCTTTTCTAATGTCGGTTCAACTTTTGTCGTTGGCGGTTTAGGCTCACGCTTGACTGCGCCCGCAACCATTCTGGCTTCTGCCCCAATAGCTTTGCCGACACCAGGAATGGCAAACGCGCCAGTGGCAATCATGTTTTCAACGTCGGATTTTGGAATGCCTAAAGTTTTTGAAATCCTGCCAGCATAGTCACTAATTGTTTCGCCAGCTAATCGCACGAGTTGTTGACTAGCTTCGCCCTTGTATTCTGGCGTTTCAGTTACGCCCAACGCTTTACCGACTGGCTGGGTATACGGCTCGACAAACTTTTTATAGACGGCGGCGCGACCACGCTCTGCGGTTCCTGGCTCGACCAGCCCTAGTGCCTCACCAGCGCGAACACCGGCATAGCCCGTTTCTGCCAGCGCAGTGCCAGGCAACGCTTGAATGCCACCCAAAATAGTGTCAGCCAAGCCAGCGCCCGATCTCAAAATGCGAGTGCCAATATCAGCAACTTTAGGTTGCGCGGCAGGCACAGGCTTTGATTCAGCAGGCGCAACGGCAACAGCAGGCGCAGCAGCAGGTTCGACCACAGGCGCGGCAACAGCAGGTTGCCGTAAAGATGCCGGCAGCGTGCCGATCTCGCGATTAATAGCGTTTAAATCAGCCTCAACGCGCCGACGATCATCGCCGGTTAATTTTGGGTTTGCCAATTTATCAGAAATTGATTGGCGTTCTTGCAACAAGGTGTCAGCACGAATGCGCTCTCGTTCTGATGCGCTGGTGGTCATAGCCATGCGACCTTCTGGCGCAGACGTTTTTGCTTCTGGCGTTTTAGATGGCTCTCTTTTTTCTAACGCACGCAAAAAAATATCATCTGACCCAGAAGGTTTTTTGTTTTCGGTTTTGTTTAACGCACGAAGAAACAAATCCTCTTCATCAACCGTAGCTGCTGCCATGTTTATTTCCTTTGCTTAGCCGCTGAAACTAACTTGCCATCAACAATGTCAACATTACCGCTAATTAAATCATTATATAAATTTGCTCTTAAAACATAATTTCTTGCTTCTTCGCCAGACAAACCTTTTTTGTCCATATAATCCAAAAACTTTTTTTGTTTTTGTTCATCAGTTAGCTTGTTGTCGCGCTTGATGTTGTTAATTTCCATTGCTTTGAAATCGTACACATCATTCATGGCGGTGTCATACAGCGCCTTAGAGAACGCACCGAACTGCGGATATTTCTGAATCAGCTTATCCATGCCTTGCGTGTAATCTTTTTGGTGCTGCATCAACACTTTCGTGTCAGCAATAACTTTTCTGATCGCAGGGTCGGTCAACGATACGTTTGCATTTGCGCTTTGAGTTTGCGCAAGATCAGCAGCAAATTTGCCATTGTTGCTCGCGTTTTGGTGCATCACCAAAGATGACAATGACTTATTGACAATCTCTCGCGCCGCGGCTTTTTGTTCGGCAGAATTTAAACCTACAAAACCAAGCGCCGAAAGTGCTTTGTTTGCCTTTTCGCTCATCACGCCGGTCAATGCAACGTCAAGAAAATCTTCGACGTTTTGAATGTCTTTCAGTGCATTGGCTGCGTTAGAAACAGTGCCACGCGTCACCGTTACTTGGTCTTGCAACGCTTTGTAATCGTTTGGCCCCAACCCAGCACCAACAGGCGCAGAAATAGAACCGGGCGTTACTTGGCGCAAACGTGGTTCTTGAACGGCTTGCACGTTTTTAGGCGGTACGCGCTCAACAGCAGCGCCAATAGGCTGCAACTCTCGCGATACTTCTGGCAATTGCGATGCCAAAAGACCCGTCTGCACTACGTTACCGTTTTGGTCAAGAATGTTGTAGGTTTGATTGCCAGCAGGATCGGTCACGCCTGCAACGATCTGTTGCCCTGGCCCCAATGTTTTACGCGCAAACAATACTGGTTCACCGCGACGTTCAGGCGCAAATTCACCCGCTTGAACATAGGTAGTGCCTGCGCCAGTTTCGACAGGCGACAAACTGCCCGTTAACACCGAAGTGCGGCCAGCTTGGTCAAGGCCTTGAATGTGACGCTGTTTCAGAAATGTGCGCAACTGCGCTGGATCGTTTTGCGCTTGCTCTAAATATGGGGTCAACAATTCGGTAATTTTATCTTCTGGCAATCCAAGATTTTTGCCTAATGTGCGACCGTTTTTTTGCAGCAAATTTACTAATTTTGTTTTATCAACAGCACCCGGATTTTCTTCTGCCATCAATACCAAAGGGTCGTTGATAAGCGAAATCTGGCTGTCAGCAATTGCCTTAAATCTAGACTGCGCAAGTTCTTGTTCTTTACCAGTGGTAGCCAATTTTGCTTGCTTAACTTGTTCTGGCAAAATTTGACCAGCCGCTTGGTATTCTTGAGCACCACGCGCAAAATTCATCATTTCGCCCAAAGTCATTCCCTTCACGGGCGTGACGCTTGTGCCAACAGGCGTAACAGATAAATCAGCCATGTTTTACCCTTTATTAAATCTTGGATCTGTCATTAATGAATACATAAACGCCGTGTTGCCCAAACCACTTAAGCCACCAGCATATGCATTTGCAGCGCCAATCTGACCCGCAGCTAGTGCGCTTGCACCGCCGATGGCAGCTTGACCAATATTGCTTGAAACGTTTTGCGCCAATTGCTGAGTTTGACCTTGCGCGGTCTGTCCAATTCCTGCGATGCCTGCCAGCGTGTTATAAATATTCTGCCGCTGCGCAATGACCTGCGGCATCGCCGTGCCTACTGTGTAATCAATCGCAAACTTCTGAGCTGCGCGGTCAACATTTGACCCACCACCGCCAACATTAAACATTTGCCGCGCAGCGCCCGTGCCTTGCTCAATGCCAAACTGATAGCCCGGCAGCCCCATGATTTCCTCGCGGCTAACTGGCGCAGTTAATTCTGGCAATAATTTATCAATTCGTTTTAGCGCCCCATAACCTGCTTCGCGGTACGGCTTTTGTTGCAGGTTTTGGATGTCAAACATCTTCTTTTGAAGATCAGCCGCGTATTTTGTGGCTCCAGCTTGCAATTCACCGCCGCGCTCGGCTGCGCCAGCTTGCATACCAGCACCAATTAACGTAGCACCGCCACTAATAACCGCAACCGCAACCCATGTCATAGCTTTTCCCCTTGTAAGGCTTTCATTTCGCCGACAATTTGCTTCAACTTATTTGACGAATCAAACAAGGCCAAATCGTCAGGCTCGACCAATTCTTGCTCAATTTCATCTAAATCGGTCTTGTCTGTTAAATGCACTGTAACCCCAATTGAATCCGTTACTGACAGCGTGACCCGTTTTGTACCCGGCTGCGATTCCACAACATCGCCAGCCTGCAACCGTTTCATTCCCGTTTCAGTCCAAGCAATTATCTCGCCTTTAGCGCATAGAAAAAAGTGCGCTTTCTTGTGAACCTTGCCCACAATTAACGTGCCAGCAGGCCGATACACCCGACGCAGGTACATACCTGGACTAAAAAAATGCTCGGTTTCTAGCTCGGCTTGTGGCATTTTCGCCATTTCAGCCTGTAGCCGGTCAATTTGCTCGCGACTAGGCGCTTCTGCCGTTAGTTGTATGTCAGTCAAAACGTACCCCCGCCGATGCCCTGTAACGCCGTTAATCGCGTAAACGTACCCGCTGCCGGTGTGACATTACCAATGATTGTGTTATTAATCTCGCCGCTGTTAACAACTTGATATTCCACCGTGCTGCTGACAACGTTCGGGTTTTGCAGCCATTGAATCCACTCCCGCGCTGGTCTGCCCGTAGTTGGTTCAATAAACGGGCTGGTCGGAAATCGAATATTGGTCAGCGTGGCCATTAGTTATCGCCTACAGAAGCCTTCAGATTCGCCGATACAATGACAGCCTTCACCGGATCGGTGATCGCCACCTCAAAAATACGATCTCGCGCCCAGCCTAACCGCCGCCAGATTGCCCGGTTAACGTAGTTGCCTATCCGCCCCATGCTGACCCAATGCTCATTTGACCAAGTAGACCCGCCATCATTCGACCAGCGCAGCATCGCCTGCGGGTTATCGCCCTGCCCTGTGGTCAGCCCAACGCCAGGCTGGAATTGAATCTGGAATTCTTCAAAATATTGCCGCTGCAAATCTGTGGTCAGATGCGGCGCACGACGTAACCGACGGATCGGGTTGCCAGCGTCGGTGTAGGTGTCAAAGTCTAAACTGTAAATCTTGCCGTTTTCATAGTCGCCAACCAAGTTTTTATTGGCGAATGCTATGCAATTCTGCCCTCTGTGGCG